CGGAGGGTCGCCATTTGCTCGATGACCTTGAAAAGATTAAACATGCCTGCGACAAGTACATTGAAGTTACGCAGCAGGAAGAGAACATTGCCGCTGGCTATGCGCCAGACGTAAACATGGCTCAGTGCAAGCTAGATGAGAGTGGCGAGCCAGGAAAGGAATATATAGACCAGGACAGATAAGTCCGCCCGAGGTGGCCGATGGGTACTAGTTAGCTCTGGGTGCGGCCGGAGTCAGCCATCACCGCACTACTTCGCTTTACCTTTAATTTTTTCAACGGTACGCATCGTACCTAGAAGTCCAAGCATACCCAGAGTTAACTGCATGATAGTTTGGTGAGGAAGCTCCGGCCCTGCCGCCCCCGTGATCCATTGTATCCATGGATTTATGAGTACCATGTTAAGAACACCCATGCCGCAGACCCAGCCGATCCATGGCCTCCAGCCTGCCACGAAAATACTACGGTGTTGAGCTTCAATCTTACTTAGCTCAACCTGTGCCATATCAGGCTTCATGGCTAACCGCATACGGATTTCTTCGTGGGTTAGCTTTTCGTCTTTACTCGTAAACAGGTTGTCAAGTACATTGCCGATCGCAGTGACTCCTGCGACTGCGGTGTCACCCCCAAGTAGCTTCGTCAGGATTCCCAAGGACGTTCTCCTTCTTAAAGTAACCGAAACCAATCATGATTGCTGTGACTAAATACCCCTGATATTCAGGAGGTATCTGCACATAAATTTCAGGCCAAGCGAGCTTGATGATAAGTAGAGCAGTCGCTGCTAGAAATCCAGAGATTCCAGCAGCCTGAATTGTACTTGAAGGTTTATTCATGATGAACACCCCGATCCTAATGGTTTTGATGGTGGTCCACACGGCGGGTTGGAGCATGGAGGACCTACGGCAGGGACACAGAAAAACCTGTAGGTGCTTCCGGTTTGGATGGATCTACAGTAAAATTTACGGAGTTACTTGCGTCCGATTCCTCCCCATTTATCGCTACTGTCGTAGCGTGGCAGTTATAGGAGCCTGCCGGGAGGGGAGGAGACGTCCACGTGTCCGTACCCCCTGTGTTCGGTACGTTACCGAGCAGCACCGCATTACAGAAGATGTTGTAGCTAGCGATGTCAGTGTCAGGCAGGGGAGTTCCATCTGTGTTCTGGGTAGGTGGCGTCCAGTCAAATGTCTTTGGTTCAATTGCGAACACTAGTGGCGAACATACCAGCAGACAATAAAATAATTTTCTCATGCTACGTCCTCTATCGTTATCCATACGGTGTCTTTCATTACTGCTGCATGGACTATTTCATACAAACGCCTGTAGGCAAGGACACTACTTGTGACTTGCCCCCGTTCAATCACATTGGATATCTGGCCGTCGCCAACGAGAATACAACCTTCTGAATCGTCATCTTTGTTGCCAACGTGAATGTATATAAACGTGAAACCCGGTACGTCTTGGAGCCAGAGCATTCCACCATGCCAAGGAAGGAACCTTTCACTATACCTCTTGTACATTCCCCCCTCGGTACGCAGTCTGATTTGATACCGTCCCGCAGGTATCCTAGTTTCGCCTGGAATCTTTGGCTCATTGTACTGATCCTCTAGGGTGTAGCAGAGGAAAGTTAAAAGTGGGGAACGAGCAGGCTCAGCATTAAACAGGTTGCCGAGGGTAGCTTCGTCCCCACTGGAGATCCTACTTAGCTGGAGCTCCATTACCATCTCCTGGGGGAGGGACTACTGGCTTCCCGGTGTCAACAATCTTAAGTTGACCATTGGCTATGGCCGCGAGCCATAGCTTCATTTCCACTACCTTTTCAGCATGAGCTGAGGATATTGGTACTCCTTGGCCCTGTGAAAAGACTTGATGAATAGCAAGGGCCATCTGCTGATGACCGTCGGGTTGTCCTTGGGGATCTGGCATTTCATTCTCCTTATTATATGTGAGTAAATTGTACCACGCTAGGTAGTGTCTTGCAATGCTGACTTAGCTTCTTCTAATGCTGCCAGTTGGATTTCTAAATCAGCTAGGTACAGGGCATCCTCTTCTGTCCATACCTCATCATCATCTCTTTGTCGGAATCTCAATGCAGCCATCTCTTTTCGGGTTGCATTGATATCCCGTTGTAACAGAGCAACGAAAGCACCACTGATAGGGGCAGTCTGCTCTGCTACTATCTCCTTGATATCCTCAGCCAATGCGGAAATAATAAGTGGCTGTATGACAAACCAGAAGATAGGTATGAGGGTAAGGTAGGTCACCAACTGGTTCACCCCTATGCGGATTCCTGTTTCCTTAGCTGTTGGATTTGTCAAGGTGCCCACCGAATAACAACGTCATAAACATCGAGCGCGGTCATATCCAGTGGTGAAATGGTGGTAAAAGACCACAGAGTATCGCCAAAGTCGGTCGGATTATAGAAAGTGACCTCAGTTCGCAGAATTATCCTAGTATTTATGTTTGGAAAATCCTGCAAAAATCTGCCAGTAATTTCAATCTGCGTAAAAGTCTGGTCAGTATTCGGAACGTTCTGTTGGTCCATTCTAAATACCAAGTTGCCTGATTGAGTGTAAATCGAGTCAATGTTATGGTTTCCACTGGCAGGGTCATAATCCGTAGCTGGAAGTAGCGCACCAAGAGTTGATAAAAATCGATCAAATCCTATGTGGCCCGGTAGCGGAAACCTAAATTCTGCGAACAGTTGGAATTCCTGCTTAAACGGATCAACTGGTGGCCCTACTCCTGCCGCCGCAGAAGCTGCCGAAGCACCATGCTGGAAACCGCTCATGAAATACCCGCACCCCAGATGAAGTATTCAGTATTGATATATTTCACAATAGTAGCGACCCCACCAGAAGCTAGGCTTCTATTGCCAAGTAATCCACCAGGAGTTGATCCATCAAACCAGCGGAGAGCTACTCCACCACCTTGAGTGATACTGAGTACTTCTGTATCTTCATTACAGATTGTGTAAACAGTCCCCGCCAATATAGCTGACTCATTATCCAGTGTATAGGTCACCGCGCCACCAGAATCTTTATGTATGAGCTTCTGGTTTTGAATCTTGCTAAGAGTAACACTGACATCCTGTTCAAGGATAGGCATCACTGCTACGCCTATATCGTGGTAGGCTCCGCCTGCATGGAGTACTTCTCCCCTTGTATTTTCCCCCGAATTATCACGAGTTCTAACTGCTGGAGTATTATTATCATACAGGGAGACCGCCCCATTAAGAACACCCCGGATCAATGTTTCTCCTTCAGTTTGTACCATAAAGGTAGGAGTACCAGTTCCAAGAACATTACAGGATAATCCCCAAGCATCATTATCATGTACGCCAAAGAAAACAGCCCAATTCCGAATACTATCATTCGCATAGGCTACCCACCCAACTTGATCACCTGAAGTTTGTGAAGTTATTTGGAATCCTTGATTTTGTCCCGCACTTAGACTAAATGGGACTAGGACTACATCACCCGGACCAACTCGGCATATTCCTGCTTGTTCTCCCGTAGGCATAAAGTGAAGTTGGTTTGTATTTTGACTGTCAAATTCTGTAGCCCCAGTTATCCCATGGCGTATCGTACCATAAGCACCGACACTACCACCGACTCGTATTTCATTAAGGAATTGTGTATAGTCAACAGCCGTCGTGGTACGAGCAACCCAGAAAGCATTTTCTACATCAACTGTAGGGGCAGCATCCGTTGCAGTCGCGAGGACTAATTGGTCACCAGTAGCTCGGAAATTCCAGTTACCTTCGTCTGCCGTCGCCGCTGCTTCTTGTATAGCAACAACTGGAGTTGGCCCAAGGATAAATGAAGCTGCTCCTGAGAAATCCCAGTTGCCTGTAGGTGAGTAATCCCCACCTTCATTCATCACAGATACCCACACACTAGCAACAAAGATATCCATAGGATTACTAGCGTCGCTAGTCCACCGAGCTTTATCCACCCCCGCAACAGCGACCCGCATTTCGTCAAGACCAGGACGCCAGAAGCCCATGTTCTGTTGATTAGCCCACGATATACCGGGGAGGGCAACCGTCCCATCTGCATTAAGGAATGGGGAAATCATACCCCCTGACCCTGTGCGGGAGAGGGAGTCTGTAAGCGCGGCAGCAATGTCGTCCATCGTGGGATTCGCCCACGTTGTTTCAATAATTGTTCCCGGTATTACCGGGTTCCCTGCCGGAAGGGTATATGTCCCACCACCATCACGTGGCATAGTCTTACTCCTCTACTATTCCTTTGACAGCCCCAAGTCGTACAGGCATACCAAGAGTCTTAAATAAAAGCTGCATTTGAGGATGATTCAAAGCCGCCTTGCCTCGGAATTCCCCCATTAAAAATTGCTGAAACTTTTTAGTCCCAACTAACTTCGCCACGCCGTAGACACCAGCAGCCGTAAGAGCAGGAAAACCTGTTCCCATGAACAGACCTATCCCACCTGAGCTAAGCCCAAGAGCCGCCACCATCTGATAGACACCAGCCTTAGATGGAAAATCTTGTAATGCTCTAGCCGCCTTGCCAGCAATCTGCTGGAAAGTCCCACCCCCAGAGCGAGCCGCTGCTCCTGCCTTTTCTGCTGCGGCAACAAGGAGTTGTGGAGGAGCAAATTTCTGCCCTGCTGACTTAGCTTTATCTACCGCAGACTTCAATATCTGATAGTTATGATACGAAGGCCCAAGGTGAGAATAAGCAGTGAATATATCTGGGTCTAGTTGTTTTTCAAACTGATCATCAATCTTTTTCAGAGTATCGTCAAGATTAGCTCGCAGAGTTTTAGTCATCTGCCCCGGTTCTAACTTCATTTTAATTTCAGACACAGTGTTTCTGAAGTTTAGCATGTTCTGAGTTTTGGATTGTATGCCCTGAGGAATTCGGTACGGTACGCCCAACCGCGCAGCTTCAGCTTCTACTAGACTACGAGTGACCGAATTCACCTTGACCTTGCTGGCGTCTATAACAGTATTGCCAACGTCATCGTAGGCACCGATAATTCCTTTCTCTTTATTACCCTTCCAAAAATCATCCAGCTTGGCAAAGATCGTATGAATATTATCGTCATCCATAATACGAATACGGGCTCGGGCATCGTCTGGGTGAGCTTGCGTCCCTGCCCACTGGCGTAGAGTTTTCACTGCATCCTTGTACTGGCCACGAACTTTACCAGCCGACCCCGGCAGGTTAGAGAGGATAGCATTGTAGATCATACGGGGGAGGCCATCCTCTAAGCCAGCTTGTGATATAGGAATGAACGCTCCCAATTCCTCGGCTGCTTCCTTTGCCTCGTCCATCACGTTGACCTTAGCATTCTTCCAAGCATTGCCCAGACCCTTGACAAGACCGCCCATACCTAGACCAAGTCCTGCTCCCCACAAAGCTCCTTCCCCACGCTTGTCTGGCCCGGCATACACAGACCCATACACAGCCCCCTCGACGGTTCCCCTGCCTACGGGCTTACCAAGGGCCTTGCCAAGCGCCCGACCGCCTCTGGCGGCCATCGACGCTCCTCGAGCAGCGGTTAAACCCTTGGCCGCAGCGCCCACCCCGCCGCCAATCGGCCCGCCAGTTGCGAGGAGACTTCCAGCTATGTCCCCTGTGATGCCCATGCCTGTAGCCATGAGATCTTTATCTATCTGCCTAGCTTCGGCTATTTCCTCATCGCTTATTAGGCCGAACATATTTCCGACCTGCCGCCCGGTATTGACTATGCCACGACCCATACCCTCAAGGAAGCGTTCACCTTTGCTTCCTCCGGCTGCCCCCAAGCCTTCTTGGAAAGCCTCAGCACCTTCGTAACCAAAGTCTTCATTGGTCGCCATGCCGCGTTTGATAGCTTCCATTGCGACCATGTGCTTCTTATCAGCCACATCGTCAGGCACATTCTTTAGAATGGCTCCGTTAGGTAGTCGGACATCTACGGGCATAATATCACCAGTTCTGGACTAGGTTGCCAGTCTCAGGATTAACTATAGGTTCGGCAACACTGGATTCATAATTAGCTGCTTCTGAATCTGCATCTGGAACTGCTTCATCCCCAAATGTAGGCATAGGAGCAATACCTGAATACATACTTTCAACCCACTCAGGTTTGTAGAGGGGGGCATCATTCTTATACTGTTCCTTTAACTTCTTGGAGGCAATCTCAGATAATGTCGCCAAGCCACGCTTAATGACGTCATCTGGGGAGTTGGGACTAATGTTAGCGCCCTCCCAAGCCCTGATTTCAGAGTCGGTTAATGCTGAACCAAACAGTTCGTTCCTGCGGCCCAATGTGTACATGAGATCGTAGTCAGCCCACCACCTAGCCTGATCCTTCATGCCCTCAGTACCACCGAACTTACCAAAGAAGTTAGTGATAGAGCCTTCACCAATGACCCCTGCGCTTGAAGCATACTCAGGCTTATAGGTTTTGAGCACTCTGGCTATACCATCATAGGATTCTTTAGCTTCCTGCGTTTTCTTCTGCGCAGAAACACTGGGAGCTTTGAACCCTGCGCCAGTTAGAGCTTTCTCTGCTCGCATAGCTGCCGTCTTTTCAGTTTCAAGATTATGTCGTTCAATCTCATCCTGCTTACGGATATTCATAGCCATCGTAAGCCGGTTATTCTCCGCCATCTGTGTGTAGTAGCCTTCCGTTATATCACGTTGAGCTTTCTTCTGCAGATTGGTTGCTTCATTCCGCACCCTACGATCAGTACGCTCACTAAGCCCTCTACCAAACGGGGCGAGTACCTCATCCCCCGTTAGTTGAGCAAGTGTTCCGATTTCTGCCTGACGGCGTAGACCCTGTGCCAGAGCCTTCTGCATAGAAGGATCTCGGTCTTCCATAAGCATAAGTTCAATTGGGCTAGGCATTATCCGTATCCTATATCTTCCAAGTCTTCTTTACTCAAATCTTCCTTGTTACGCAGAAGATCAATAATCCCCTTACGCCCTTTCGTTTGCTTTCCTCCAATTTCCTTTACTCCCTTCTTACCTTTCATTCGCCGCAAGCCGACAGACAGGTGTTCAAGAGGATGGGCAGCAACAAAAGTTCGCCCTTGGTTAAGGTATCGGCCCGCAGCATCTTCCGTAGTTCGCAATTCTTCAGCGCGTTCCCTCTGCTTCTTTAACTCGCCCATGCCCGCATACATTTGAGCCTGTTCTTCATCCATGCTGGCAAAGACCCCGGGAGGAGCGGATGCTCCTGTTCCTGCTCCCGCTTGTGCAGGCTGTGGAACAGTATGCTGCGCTGGAGCTTGCCCCCGAACTTCCATAGTGGATAACTGCATAGGGTTATCCATAGTGCCGTAAGATGGTCCGACTGAAGCATTTGGATCTGCCGCTATGAACCACTCAGGAATTGAATCGCCTTGCTTCCAGCCTGAAGCGAGGAGCCTCTGCATTGCTGCCTGTGAATCAGCCATTAGTATCTCCTACCTCCGCCCCCACGCATACCTCGTTGCATACGGGGATTACCCATCATAGCTGCACGACCACCTCCAGGATTAGGAGGCCTCCGCATTTGTTGAGCTAACTGTTGCTGCTGAGCCATACGTGGTGCGATCTGTCCTTGTGGGGGAGGGGCCATAGGACCTCCAGGCATCCCTCCACCTGCTTGAGCCTGAGCTTGTCCGTACATTTGTTGAAGAGCTCCAGGACCTGCACGAGGAGGACGTTGTGGGGTAGCCACAGGGCCACGAGTACCTCTACCCTGCATCTGCCGTTGCTGCTGCATGCTCCTGATTTTGTCAGCGATACCGCCGCCGCCACCTTGACCACCTCTGAAATTGCCCATCATAATCTCCCGTAATCAACAATCGCGTAGCCAGCCGGAGCAGCCACGACCATATCTGGATTCTCATGTGCCAGTACACCGAAGCCTTTTTCGCCCCAGATGTACGTCCACTTATAAAACTTACGATCAGCCCAGCGTCCGACATACTCAACGCTACGCTTCAACCTTACATCACTAAAGGACATCATGCCTGCGCCAGCATTCATAACGCTCTGCCAACCTGCCTGATCTGCACTAAACTGATCCATATCTGCACTATACTGGCTCGCAGCAGCCCCCGAATAATCAGCTCCCTCTGTAACTCCAGCAGTATTAAATCCGGGCATACTCGGCATTCCTACCTGTTGACCATGTAGTATAGCATTGATCTCGTTGAGGCTAAATCCTCGTTGCTGCATGGCTTCAGCAATTTCTTGCTGGCGGAGTTGAGTATTGTACCCTCCGGCTCCGATATCCATGCCCTGCATACGAGCACCTTCTTGACCAGCCGCTATGTCAGCACCGAAACCAGCCTGCTGATAAGCATCAGTTCGCTGTTGCTCCATCGTCTGCATAGCATTGTCGTAAGCTTCGTCCCCTGGACGTAAGCCTTGATTTCGTAGAGCAGACTCTTGCTGCTCAGCACGTTGTTCCCACTGTGGGTCAAGACGGGAAGTGGCTCGGCCATACATAGCTTCGCCTGCCTTATCACCGTAGTAGTCACCACCTTCAACCCGGCCACCACCTTCGCTAAACCCAGTCCAATCCATGGTCTCGCCAAATTCATCAGTAACCCTACCCATCATACCAGCAGCAAGATTACTCCTGCCAGTTTGCATACCGAGTTGTGCGTCAAGTGCTTCTTGCTGTCCAGGGGAAAGAGTAATATTTTGGGTCCAATCTCCTGTGTCGCCTTCCGTCCACTCAACAGTACCCCACGGAGTAATCTGAGTGGGACGGTTAGCCCGAGTCTGAAGCTCCATCATTTCAAGGTTGCCAGCCGCAGTCGATTCAGCAGCCGCCTCGTAATCAGGCGCTTCTGGCGTAGATTTGCCCATCTTCCTTCCTTATATATTTGCAGTTCTCTTTGCGATACTCTGTAATCACAAAGTCAATACCTACTTCAAACCCATCCTTAACTCTGAATATCTCCTCAAAGCCGATGTGCTTGTTAAATCGTAAGGCTTTCTTGTTACATGCTGGAGTAACGCCTATGATTACGCCCTTGTCACAAGTGTTGAAGGCGTACCCAAAGACAACCTCTGCCCAGCCATGCTTGAATATAAACAAATCTTCAAAAGCGATGTGGATATGTACGCTATTGTGAGCCCATGTATCAAAGACCACCATGCCTACAATCTTTCCATTCTTGTATGCGACAATACCTTTCGTGTCAGCACACCGAACACACTCAGCCCTAGCATGTATCCAGTCCCATTCTTCGTTACGGGACATGGGGAGGTAGTCAATCATAGCAAGCCACCTTCGTCCCACATGATGCCAATAGCAATCAATGTAGTTTCAACTTGTGACTTACCACGTAGAGCGATAGCCATTGTCCTACCTATGCCCCAAGCTCCACGCGCTGGTTGAAAAGCTGCTGACCCGCCACCCCAGATATCTATATCCCACAGACCTGTATCCCAAATACCGACACCGAAAGCACTAGCATTAGGAGGTACAGGCAATTCTGATAAATCATAATCATAAAGTGCCTTCACAGTATATGATGGGAATGACTGTGCTAAGAAGATAGGCCTGATAAATTGCATACGTTTGAATTGCTCAGGTGTATCTACATCTTGGTAACTAGTGAGTAACTGCCAATCAATCTGTATAGGGTTAGGATTAGATAATTCTACATTGTCAATTGTACCTTGAAGCTTCCACACATTAATCGTACCCGCACCAAAGTAGAACTCTGATTGGTACTGTTCTGATGTGAGGATAGGTACATCATGCCAAAGAGACCATGCCTTCAAATTAAGGTCATACACATACTGTGTATGAGGTATGTTATTTTCCTTGGGGGAGGAGATCACCAGCCGCGATATGCTTGGATGAATCCTTATTTCCCACCCAAAATCATTCTTACTACGAGCCATCGCTTGATTGATAAACGATTGTATCTTCCATGTCAGGCTGACTTCTAAACTAAAGGGATCCTTACCCTGTAATAGAGCGCCCATGCTTATAAGACCATAGGTAGATAGTAAGAGCATATCCCCGCCATACAGGGATACTACTCTTCGTCCAAAGGGAATAGCTCCGACAAACCAGAGTCCGATAATTCCGAAAGTTGCTGAACTGCTAGGATCTGTTCCTGCGTAGACAACAACATCTCCCGCAGACGAGACCGCAACGATGTAATCGTCTGGGCCTTCACCACTGTCAAGTGTCCAGTCGGCAAGGACTGCAAGAATGCCACCATAACGAAATCTAGAGCCAAAGTTAAACTCGGTGAGAGTTCCTCCGAAGACTCCAACGTCACTGTACCATGCGCTCGTACTGTTCTTTTCAATATACCACATCCTGTTTTTCCAAGACATGACAAAAGCAATGTCTGCTGCACCTCCAGCCGGGCCTACTATAGCAGGCACTGACCATAAATCAGTTGATTCAGTGTATAGCTGGAGACCATTTTCTTCATCTGCCACCAGCATGAAGTGAGCGCCACCGTCATTAGTAAATTGGCTGAAACTACACCGACCTGCGGGGCTAGACTTTATCCCCCAATTCACTACCTTCGTAGGCGTAGTCGTACTAGCACTTATAGCATACAAGCCATCACTGTTACCTGCGAATAGCCTGTCAGCACTCCTATCATCTTCACTCCCCGTATAGGGTACGATAGTTTGGATGCCACCACCGAGGAATCCATTAGCGTATTCCTGGTATCCGGGGCGTACCTTGAGACCATAAGTCGTAGCATCAATGTTAATGGTGACAATAGCATCCCGAGGCTCCATACCATAAAGGTTCGATATAGAGTTGATCCCAGCGGTCGGCGCGGGGAACGTAGCCGGTTTAGTGATTTGCTCCTGTGGGGCAATGCCGAACATTAAGGTCCGCCGTAGTTGGTATTCGGGATATTTCTAAAGTCAAGGTAGTGGATACCCGCAGCACGACGACCAGCATTTATGATAGGCGCACTCTTATTACCTTCCGTCGCTGCCTCCCAAGCCTTCGCAAATGCTGCGCCAGCAGAAGCTGAACTGAAGCCCTTAGCATCTAAGAACTTAAACCTCAGGTATTGGACAATCATCACTGGCTTGAACAGTACAGTATCATCATTTCTCGTAACGGTATCCCCGTCAGGGTCTCCTGCTCCAGCCGCACTCGCAACCCATTCACGGGAAATATACTCAAAGTTAATATCCAGTCCATTCGGGGGAGGCTGTGGGAATATTTGGAACTTATTCTCCATGATGCGAAAGCTGGCGTAAATCGTAAAGCTAACCAGATCACGGCCTATTAGATAAGCCCATTGCTGAGGTGACAGTGGTCCCCCCAGAGGGACATTTTCTGCACGTTCCCACCCGGTCTGTGGGATCATATAGCCAAAGTCATCTGGGAGATCGTAGACCCCCGTATCCGGGGGGACCGCCGTCAAAATTTGGTGTTCCCTACGGAGTATTTCCCACGGATACGACTCTACAAGATCCTGGCCACAGGTTGTGATTAAATTCCGAAGCTGGATGAAAGAAGGATTGCTGTCAGCAAATACATCAGCAGAAGGCTCAAGGCCGCACTCAACTGCTGCCCGATTAATTATATCCGCTGCTGGTATATATCTGCTGACAGCCATTTACTTATCCTTTGCTTTAGCCTTCTTGGGCTTCTGAAGCTCAGAGACCATCTCTTTGAGTTCGTCAATAGCCTGCTGCTGAGCTGCCAGCTCTGCATCCTTTATATCAATGGCTGCATTGAGCTGTTCAAGGGGAGCAGCTTCCTTAGCCGCCTGAATGTACGCCTTCGCCTTTGTTTTCAGCGCACCCACACCCATGAATTTCTGAACATGCACATCGGCAAGATCTGCCAGTTGTTCAACAGTGTACACACCGAAAAACTTGAGCTCCTCCACCTGTGCGCGTGTGACCATAGGCCACGCCTTGAGGGGAGTACCCTCATGTAATTCGCCTTCGCCCGCTTCAAAAGCGGCGAACTGTTTAGCGAATCGCCCTTTGTCCATATCCCGGGCAGGACGGATAACAATGCTGTCCTTATCCCCAGGAACCATAATGCGAACATAGGCCTCATCCTTGAACATGGGCCTCCCCTCTGCCAACGTAGCTTCCTCATCCCTACGAGGATGATTGAAGAACACGACAAAGAGTTTAGAATCCCCCGCAAATCGGGCGTTATGTTCACTACCTAGCATCGCTGCTTCGGTAATATCATACTCGGCTTCTTGTAACATTTCCTTCTCCTTATTATGGGATCAACCAATGTATCTGGGCTTGGAATTCTGTACCATGCCCCTTCGTCATCAAATGACTGCATCCAATTTCATAAGAAATGACGGCAGCATTGTTATTGAGCCTACGTAGATGTTCATCAAACAGATGCTTACATTGCATCTTGCTCAGTCCATCTTCATTAAACAGAACAAATCTCTTCTGTCCTCCAGGCACTTCTGGGGTCTGTATAGCTTCGTACACCATACTCCAATGATCATTATACGCCGTACACGCAGATAAGATAAAAACAATAGCTAGAAGTATACAGGTCTTCATTAGAGCAACCTTGTTACTTGAAGCGAAACATTTTCCGCAGTAAAGACTTCGAGTCCACCAGTATCCGGTATTTGATTTAATTGTAATGTGACAAAATCACTGGCAGTCAGATCAGCAATAAATCCATTGCTTAAATGGGAGAAAAATCGGTTCTCATTACCAGTGCCGACCGAAGTATCTCGAAATGCGCTTGTACTTGCTAATGAACCATTTATGCCGGTTCCTGCATCATTTAATCGCACTCTCCCTTCCACAAGTATTAAATCGGAACCAGATACGAGAGCGTTATCAATATCTAATTCGTATTCAACCTTGTATGTGCCAGTCTCTTTGACAACAATTCTATCCGTAACTGCATCATGCTCAATTACGGCTGCATCCGTTTCAACATCTGTTGCGTCAAGCGTTACATCACCAAAGGATGCGATTATTGTAAAAGATGTGGTGCGTCTTGCCTGTACTGCATCATTCGCTACTGCTCCGCCACCGCCGAGGTCCGCTGTAGTCAGTACTCGTTCTAAGCCAGCACCCGTACTCTGGTTATTAGCTTGAAGCCCACCAGCCGAAGCCGCTACAGTACGGGTGGATTCCTCCCCATCGCTAATTTGAGATATTGAACCAACAGCATTAGAACCAAGACCCGTATCAGCATCATTCTGCCTTACATTTATGACTGGGTTCGTAGCAGAAGGAACCTCAAGAAGCATTCTTGGCCCTGTTGCTGCTTCTACCCCAATACTCCCATCAACAGTAAATGCTGAACTGTTAAGGAACATTTTACGGACGCCGCCAATACTCGCATTTAGCTGGGCGACACCACCTGTCCAAAATCCTATACCAAGAGCACCGATGGCTAAAGCTGGAGTAGCTGCTGCTCCATCACGGGGGAGGAAGAATTGATCTGTTGCTGATGTACCAGCTTCAATCGCCCTTGCAATTTCAACACCACCTGCGACCAGTGAAAGTTGATCAGCGGCATTCCAACCAAGACCAGTATTGATATCAGTGCCGTTCGGCATGATAGTCGGTACAGTCGCAGACGCAGCGACCGCGCCTCTGAATAGAGGACCACCAACGACTTGAGCAGCAAGCTCAGTGGCATTGATTGCCCATCGCGTTAGTCCAGCAGTCGCAAATCCTAGGGCTGCTCCTATTCGGAACACCCCCATGTCAGTTGCGCCAGCGAAACTATACGACGGAGCTGTAGCTAATCCATCACTGAGCAATAGAGGATCAGCCCCAGCACCAATGAACGTAGCAAGCTGGTCCATTGTGGCCTCAGACAGTACGCCCCCGTCGTTGACGATAAAGGTATCTGCACCGATCAATGCGCCGCTGGCAGGTTGAGCTGTGACTGCCGTCACATCAAGCGCCAGAGTCGTAGCCCCCGTGACCTGCCCTGTATGAGTAGCATTAGTGACCTTCGCAGTATTCGCACTTACATCGGCGATAGCCCCATAGAAAGTAGAATAATCACCTACAAGGGCTACGACGGCCCCTGTGCGCGTAAATACAGAGTCTACCGGGGGTACAGTTCCTACGGGGACAGAATAAGAGCCTGTCTCGTCTAAGTAACTCGTTGCTGCCCCTGCATCGCTAAGAGATACACCATTGACACTCACACCAGTGATGGCAGCATCTAGATTAACAATAGGATTGATTGGATCAGTGGCATCAACTGTGATATTCGTACCACTAACAACCGAGTCCACCTGACCACCACCACCACCGAAGAATGTAGCCATCTGGGTAGCCGTGATCTCAGATAGTACACCTCCGTCATTTACCAGGAAGGTATCACCACCTACGAGGACTCCTGCTGCTGGCTGAGCAGTGATAATACTGACGGCGGCGCTAAGAGCCGTAGCTCCCGTCATTTGTCCCGTATGGGCCGCGTTTGTAACCTTAGAGGTGTTAGCTGATACATCACCAATGCTGCCATAGGCGAGATCACCTTCAGCTGGGGTAAGAAAGAAAGCATCGTAGTCTGCCTGTAGTGCTACGACGGCCCCTGTACGCGTGAATACAGAGCTTACCGGGTGACCCGAAGAAGCCCCACCAATCTGCAGAATAATAAATAGGTCTTCTCCATCAGCAGGAAGATTACCACTAGCTTCAACCGTACCTGTAATGGTGAACCACCCCGTATTATCCGTGACAGGCGCAGTTACATTGAGTACCAAAAATTCAGATGAATCTTTATCAGTCTGTAGGTATATTCTGTCATCCGTAGTAATAAGGCTAAGGAGGTTAGAAATATCTATACCATTTTCATCAAAATCATCAATATAGATTTCGGTAACGCTGGCGGGAGTGGCACTATTGTACCGAACAAGTCCAGGGCCAGGATCAGCAGCGACAATAGAATCACTAAATTTATAGGGAGCGCTGAGCATCCCGCCCGACCTGTTCTGGTCCCTATATGTTAGAGTACCAGCCCCGTCAGTAGCCAAGACCTGATCGGCTGCGCCATCAGCTACGGGGAATGAATAGTTAGGCAGGGAAAACTGCGACCCATCAAATTCAAACCCTGCGAAACCTTTAATAGTTCCATCACCAGTCCACACTCCGATTTGATCAACAAGCGGAGTGCCTACTTTGAATACATCACCCCCGCCAGCAGCAGCGTAAGCCTTGATTTGGTCTAGTGTAGTTCTAAAATCAGCACCAGCCTTATCTGTCGCAAAGTTATCAGTCCCCGCTGGGGAGGGGTTAAGAGTTGCTGCTGAAATTTTAAGATCGGCCATAATTATGCCTCTGTTAACCAAACGCCACCGCTCTCAGTTCCCCAAGAATCGGTTGACCCTTCTAATTGCCAATTATTCACACCAGGACCGCCAGGAAGGTTTTCAACTGACATAGCTCCACCCCCTGTAACAGCAATCCCGCGAATAACATTTACTTGTGGCCCTGAAACAGCGCTTTGACGGCCATCAATTGTGACACTAAAGCCTTCAGGCCACGATATAAAGGGGCCAAATTGGTCAAGATACCTAATACCAGAATTAGTATGTCTTATACCGTTAATGAACACATCAGTGGAACCTAAATTCACATCAACAGTCGTGTACATACGACCATCAACGTCATGCAAAGTTCCATTGATACTAACATTAGTCGGAAGTGGGTTGAAAGTTGCAGCGACAAGATTGTTTTGGACTTCTCCAAAATCATTAACTAAAGTACCGTTGATATGAGGCATAGGAAATGGGGGAGGAAAGGCCTCCCCCGTATCCGTTATACTGGAACTGCGCCAGCGAGCCAATCACCGACTTGTGCCGTTTCCAAGCCGAGGTTTACAGCACCTGAGACGGTGTCAAAGACAACGCCTGGAGCTGCAATCTGATCAGCTTCTGCAAACACAACCGGAGTATCGTCAAAGTCCGCAGTTGCGTAATCCACCGCAATGGCGTCTACGATATCCGCGGTCTCCTGGCCGGACTCAACGCTATCCCCACCCCAACCGAGGTATTGCATCTGGACTGGGTTCCGGGTTATCTGAGGAAAATCGGTGACTTTAGGATTGATCACATCCGTAGCAAGTCCGATCATTACCTGACAACTGCCGCCCTCCATACCAGAGCCTACGCCCTCTACGTTGGGGTTCGCAGGAACCACAATATCCGAGAGTGGAAAGTTTGACATGCTTCAATCTCCTTAAAAAGACCGGGGCCGAAGCCCCGGCTGAAGCGTGAGCCCTTACGCGCCGTTAATACGACCCTGATACCGAGCGCCACTGGTCGTCAGGTTGCCAGCCCATGCCAGGATCTGCACTTCTGCGTCCTGGTTCGTGCTGTACCGACGGTTCGGGGAGAGCGGGACCATGTTCCGGTCGCTGTGGGGACGGTAGAAAATGTAGTCGCAGTTAAGCGAGAACATTGTGCTTGCCGGAACGAAGCCGCCAATACCACCGTCAAGGACCACGTCAGCGTCCATGAACTTTAGGGTTGGGAACCCGAGGTTGCCTACTTCGGGGCTGTTGAATCGCTGTTGTGCCTGAAGGCTGGCAACATAGAGACCCCAGAAGAGGTTATCCATCAGGAGTAAGTCTGGACGATCTGATCCACGGACCTGGGATGACCAGAGGGTATTCATGACAGTTTGGATATTGGACGCTGTCACGGTGACAGTCTGGAATTGGGAACGCCAGAAAGTCCATGTAGCGCGGTCAATACCGCCGTAAGTTCCAGTCGAAGGGTCAACTGGTACTGCTGCGTCAAGGCCGGTAATCTCCTTGCCCGCTGAGCCAGTACCGTCTGAGTACAGACCGTCACTGATGAGATTTGCAATGGTTGATTCTGCTACGCCCAACCGACCTTCCATAAGGTCAATCATGCGTTCCCGGCCGGAGTTTTGCAACATCTCCAGGCCAGAGATGACAACGGGAACCGCTGCCTGTTTCCAATCATACTCAGCAGCACTGAGCACATCTGATACACCCACAGGCAGAAGGTCGTAGCCGCTGTACCAACCCTGATTGGAATTCTCAGCAAAGCTGAGCTCCTGCAAGATCTTTGTACCGCCGGAGGCCGGCTTGATCTTACCCTTCAGGCTGAGTTTACTCAGTAGGGCGTTGTTCGCGGTGACGTTGTCAGCAATTTTGCGCGTACGACTCTCAATCGTAGTAGCAATAATATCACTAACATTAGGGAATGCCATTTATGATTCCTCCATGGCTTGATGTGAAAAGAATATTTTCTGCCAACTTGGGGAATCTGCGCTAAGGCTGGGAGTTCCTAGTTCCCGTGTAGGATAGCATATATAAGGTGTGAAATACAAGCTATCCGTGGCCGACGTCACCTGCGGCATCATCCCACAACTCAGTCATTAAAGCCCGAGTATCGCTACCGTCAGCCTGCGGGCCTCCTCCGCTATTCGCTGATCCGCGGATACTAGAAGCTGCATTCCTCTTAGCGGCTACTGCCGCTGGATCTAACTTACCAGCTTCAGCCGCTACTCGCTGTTTTAGGATAGGGCCAATTTCAGGATGAGCATTAGCCGCATGATCATAGGCTTGGTCTAAGCTCATAGTACGGCCTCGGTTAGTGGCCATTTCCATAAGATCAGCCATATCTTCCCGTAAGTCTTCATAAAACTCACTGTGTGCTTGTTGGAAGGTTCCTAACTCAGTAGATGCCTCTTGGGTTACTTCCTGGGCCTGCTCATGGCGACCCTGCTGTACTGTCCCCATAAAGTCAGTAATCGGCGCTAGGCGTTCATCAATAGCACTCAGCAATGGAGCATTTGGATCATCAGCTACCGGCTGACCTGCTAACAGGCTATCCAGCATAGTGATGTCCACCCCATACTCATTGATAATGTTTTGCACTACCTGAGCTTTCTTAGCTGGGGAGCCTGCCGTCAACTGCGAAGCAGTTGTCATAAGCTCAGTTATAGCCTGCGCTGGCGTTGACCCAGCCGCCTGAATATAGTTCTGGAACGGAGCTACCGTCTTGAAATATTCATCAGCGACGCGTTTATGCCCGGAAGCCTGCTGAAGCCCTCGGGCAATGTCCCCCTCCCGTTTAATGATTTCTGCTTGGGCTTGTGGGGGGATTCCTCCCCAATGTTCACGGGCTGCCGGTGTCCAGGAAACGGGCGCTGGCGAATCTCCTCCAAGAGGCTGAGCATCCCCTTCGGGAGCGGCATCAATAGGTAGCGGTTCATCGATTTCACCTGCTGGTTCAACCGCTTCTCCAGGCTCATCGCTGACAACTGCTTCGGCTTGGGCTTCTTCGCCGGCTTCGGCAGCCCCCAAGGGCTCCTCGGGCTCCGCTGGGGATCCCCCTGTTTCTTCTTGCTCTTCTTCATCGGATACTCCATCAAAAGCGGCCTCCATAGCCTCACGCATTGTATCACCGGTCATGGTCTTTCTCCTAGTTTGTAGAGACTCTCTTGTATGGCCTCTATCCGTTCTTCTTTTCCAGTCCTGCCAGTAAAGAATTCTTTACGTTCTTGTTCCTTACCTTTCCAGTCCTGCATATGGCCGTCAGTTGTCTGTTCAACATTATGCCGACGGTTATGGTCGTGCAAATCCTGCTTATTACGGATTATACTCCCGTCAATAGGGCTTTTGAATGGTTCGTCAACCCGCAAGTCGTCTCGGGGGATATTACCAGAAGGAGTAACCTCCACCAACCCCCTGCCGGGAATCTGGCGCCAAGTTCTACGCACCGTTGTCGCCTCCAGGCCTCGGTTTGTTGTCGTCAATTTTCATTGTATTGGCAGTTTCGCGATCGTCCTGCACCATTGCTGCCTGACCCTGTGCAATCTCTTCTTGTATTGCTGCCAGCATTTCAGCCTGTATCTTCTTCATCTCTAGCTGGAATTCTGTCCGCGCTTCCTTCATATCAGCCTGATGCTTGGCCTGCAATTCATCCATAGACTGCTGATGCTTAGTAGCCTGAAGCTCCATATCCTGCTGGTGCTCCTGCTGGGACCTCTGCATCTCCAGTTCGGCCTCGCTGGGACCCTCGTCCTGCTGCTGTTCCTGCTCTTGGGCTTTCTGCATAGCCTCAATAGCCCTGTCAAGCGTACCCTCAATCTCACGGCTACCCTTGAACCCTGCGACTGCCCATTTGAGCAACTCAATAAGCGTGGGAGTAGCCGCTGGATCCATCTGTACCAGAGGCGCAGCCG